TCGACCATTTCGTAGCCACTTACTTCAAGGGCAGATGTATTTGGAATTGGCTAAACGGCAATTTGGAGAAGAAGCCCCTAATGAAATAGTTTTTATTTATGAATTAAAAGCAGATCAAGATTATAAAGAATTTACTGTTAAGGCTGATTATGAAATTGTTGAAAGAATATTTTTGGCTGCTCAAAAAGTTGTAAATGCTGTTGAAACAAGCGTAATGCCAGAATGCAACGTTTCACCTGAAGGATGTAAATCCTGTCTTTTGATTGGAAATTAATGAACGAAATAGATGTATTAATGAAGAAGGGTCTTGCTCTTCCTAAACCACAGTATGAACAAGCGGTATTACCTCCAGATATTACCGATCTTAGTAGCGAAGATTTGGCTGTGATGTTTACTACGCTTACTGGTTGGGCGGATTACTTTGCCTCTCAGTTAGTTCAGGCTCAACTGCGTGAGCGTGAGGCTCAGAGAGCATTGGATCTGGCTGAAAATAAGTTACTTATAACTAAAATGGGAGCATCCTCTAAAGGCTCAACCGTAAGTTTAGCCAAGGCTCAGATTGCAACTGATCCAGAAATTCTTAAATTAGGAGATACCTATGAAGAACGGTATGCTTATCGCAAGATCCTAGAGATGATGGTATCAAATCAAGAACGAGACATCACCCTAGTTTCGAGGGAAATAACACGGAGAACAAACGAGTCCCGAATGGGACGGAGGGATACATTTATAACATGAAAAAAATAATTAATGTATTAATACTTGCATTAACATTTGTTACACTACCATTAACAAATTCTTATGCAGATGTAAATAAATATGTACAACTTAAAGACGGTGTTGCTTTTGCATACGTTGAAAGTGCAGGTTTTGTTGGAAATTCTATTCTTCTTCCAACAGGAGTTTCTTGGGAAGATGTTAAATTTAAAAAATATGAAAATGAAACTTGGGTTACCGCTCCTGTAATTAATACAGTAACTGAATTAGTTAATAATCAAGTTGTTCAAACACAAAATACCGTATTTGCTAGTGATGCTAAAGGAGATGTTGTTTCTTCAGAAGTTCAACTAGGTTGGTATAAAACTAATACAGGATCTTACGTTGATCCAGTAACTGCATCTCTTGCATCTCAAATTCTTCCTGGTTCTATTGAAAGAAGTACTAGAGAAGATACAACAACTATTTCAGTAAATTTAGAAGGTAACTATAATTCAACTTCTTTTACTAAAACAGCGGTGTTATCTGCAATTCAAACCAATTATGAAAATGCTACTGTAGTTCAATTAAATGGTTTAAAAACTACAAATACAGTAGAAACTGTAGAAAGAATTGTTTTTACTTCACCAAAAACTCGTGCACAGATTCAAGCCTCTATTAAAAATAAATTAAATTTAATAGAACTATATTTAAATCGATTTTATATGTTGCTTTCGGGATGGGTTCTTGACTAATAATATGGATGAATCTGTTCTTGAAGAAGCACAGAGACTGATAACGGGTGATCGTAATAAGTCTTACGACCACCCGTTAGACAACTTTAATCGAATTGCTAAAGGTTGGGAAGTTATTTTTAATACACAAGTAACTGAAGAACAAGTTGGATTAGCAATGGCTTGGGTTAAAATTTGTCGTGAAGTTTATCAATCAAAAAGAGACAACTTAGTTGACGGGGCGGGTTATCTAGGAACTGTGCAAATGGTCATAGATGAAAGAGAACGCCGTGCCAACCAAAGCGATTGATGGTGGTTTACCAAAAAATTGCGATGTAGTAGTTGGTATTGATCAGTCTTTAACTGGATTTGCATTTACTGCATTAAAGTATGATGAACCAAATAAATATATAACATGGGTTTATAAATCCCCATATTTTGGAATAGAACGTTTAGCCGATATTAGACAATGGCTTATTGATCATTACGATTATCTAAAAGAACAAAACAACACAGTTCTTGATACCGCTATGGAAGGTACTGTTCTTGCTAGTCATGCAGCCTTAGTATTGGGAGAGTTATCCGCTTTAGTACGTATAACTATCTATGATTATTTTGATGACGAAATTAGAAAATATCCTTTAAAAGTTCCACCTATGACTCTTAAAAAGTTTGCAGCAGGTAAAGGAAATGCCAAAAAACAAGAGATGTTGTTACAGATATACAAACGATGGGGCATAGAGTTTAATGATGATAATGCCGCAGATTCTTACGCTCTTGCAAGGCTCTTAGGAAAAAACTTCTATAATGAGGTCGAGAAGGCAGTTGCCGAACAAATGAAAGATTCTAAATACAGAGACCAACCTAGACTTTAGCCTTACCATTTATTCCAGGAGCGGCATACCAATTCGAACCAAAGGACTAACAATTGAATACAGAACCCGTAGTAATTCCCGCTGAAGAACCATTTTTAAGAGTAAGTGCAAGTTCAAATCCTCAGAGCGTTGCATCAGCAATAGCCCACGCAATTTATGATAAACACGAAGTTAAACTTCGTGCCGTTGGTGCTGGAGCCGTAAATCAAGCAGTTAAGGCAATTGCAATTTCTCGTGGGTATGTAGCCCCTAGAGGTTTAGATTTAACCTGTAAACCAGGATTTACAACCATTGAAAGCCGTGACGGAGAAATTTCCGCTATTGTGTTTGCCATTTCAGCAAGTTAAAAGAGTTCTATCCTTAGACATACATTAAGGAGTCACCATGGCAACTTGGACATCATTAGGTCACGCAATGCGTCGTCGCATGGGCGCACCTTCATCCCATCTAGAGTCAGCAGGTAAAAGTATGAATAAAGATATATCACCAGAACAGATTGTTGCATCTGGAGCCCGTGCTTACATGGGTAGCGATGCTAATAAGTTTAATAACGTAAGCGGAACTCCTGCTGTTGGCAAACTAATGCCAAAGAAAAATACACAAGCAGCAGAGCCAGATTATGGTACAAAAGCAAATCGTAAGTTTGTGGAACGTAAAGGTGCACAGTATCGCATTACTGCAAAGATGCCAGCACAGACTTCGCCAGAAGCAAGTGCAACAATGATGAATGCACGAACAATTCCTTCTGTTGTTGGACGTCAAAATCCTAACTTCCAAAGCGGAATGGGCGACGCTTACTAATATGCCATTGTCGAATTCACAATTCGGCGGTAGCAGTTTATATTCTTCAATGGCGGAAACGCCAGATGTAGAAACGCCGCTTTCATTAGGTAAGAACACAATGGGTTCTGCTGCGGCTGCAACTGCATGGAAAAATAGAAGTTTAGGTGGCGGTAAACCATTATCTTTATCAAGTAAAACATCAGGTACCACTTTTAATTGGGATGACACTTCTTCTCCAGCATCAGTTCCTCAATCTGATAGAGGTGCTGGAAGAAATGCTTAGCAATGAACAGTTTGCCGAATTAGCCAACAAAGGTGGAGCCAGTCGTAGTTTTTCTACATTTGAAGCGCCAAAGGGTCCAGGAGTTATGGTTTCTATTCCTGGAAAAGAAAAAATTACAGATGCACCATTAACTGCAGATCAAGCAACTAGATTTAGAAAAGAACACGAAGTATCTGCAACTAAAGATATGTATCAAGGTGCATGGAAAACTGGTGGAAAGATATTCCAAGATGTTAGTAAGAAACACACCAATCTTCCAGAGGCTCGTGCTGCAGGAGAAAAAAATAAACAAATTGCTGGTTATGATTTAGGTGGTACAGATAAACGTCGTATGGGTGGCGGAGATGTTTATTTTGGACGCAAAGTTCCTGGAGTTGAATCTAATCCAGAGTTTGTAGCAAGTGCACATGCAACTAGTGAAGCAGAAAGAATGTCGCCAAAACCAAAGGCTCAAGAATTTGCAGAACAAGCACAGATAAGCCGTGGTGCTACATACAAAGGTAAAAAAATTTCAGTAAATGAAGTATATGCAACTATCGCAAAGAACCGTCGAAACAGAGGTGTCTGATGGCTGGCGGTTATAATAACTTTTCAGCAACACAAAACTGGCAGTCACTTGGTGGTGGCGGTTTAAATGGTTATAACAATCAGAGCGGTGCTGGTACTCCTGTAGCACGAGACACAATGGATTCGCTCCGAATCGGTGTTGGTCGTATTCCATCTGCAGAATATCCTGATGGCTATTTAGGCACAATTCGTTCACGTCGTGATGATCGTTTATTAGATTCAATTAAAAATCGTGTAAATCAAAAGGCTTATCAACGTGGTGTTCACAAAGGTGAACGCATTGAACCATCTATGTATTACTGGCCAGAAGGTATTAATCCAATGATGGGTATTACTCGTCAAATGAAAGCCGTTCAAACAAATAATGATGGCGCAGTAACTTATATGATTCCTCGCAATGCTCCACAAACTCAATTAACTCCTGCCCCACACCTAGTAAATGACGGTAAAGCAAACACTGTGGCTGATCAACCTGGACAAATTGATGCACGTCGTAAAGCAATGCTTGCTTACTTGAGACCAGCGTGGTCATAGAATGGCAAAATTTGGTATAGATCCCCATGGTCGTTGGGATAAAAATATTGCAGAATCTCAATTTAAAGGTCATGTTGAAAATATTATAAATAAATACCGTGAAGCATCACCTTCGTTTGTTGAAGGTGGTCATCAATGGTATGAAAAAGCACATGAAGAAGCAACAAAACTTGGTAAAGGTGACACAAAACGTGGAGCAGGAATTATTGCTGCACTTTCTCCTTTAAATGATTGGGAAAGAAACGTAAAAGAAGCAAAAGAATTAGTAAAAACTGGCGATGTTAAAAGCGCTCTTCTTCCAGCAAATGTTGCAAAGGCTCAAAGAATTCATGCAGGAGAAACACCCGAAGAAGTACTTGGTGGTCACAAAGTAACTAACTTTTTTCAAAATATACATGATCCAAATAACAAATCACCAGTAACAATTGATCGTCATGCTTATGATATTGCAATGGGTAGACCTTTTGCTGGAACAGGAAAACCAAAGAATTTAGAAGAATTAAAAGTTCCACGTCAGACAGGAACTATGTCTCAAGACTTAGGCTTAAGTTCAATGGGTAGATATCAACATTTTGTACGTGCATATCAACATGCTGCTGGAGAATTAAATGTTGACGTGCCTAATAAAGTACAAGCAACTTCCTGGGTAACTCATAGAGGGGCAATAGGATGACACAACCAGTTGATGGCGTGTATGACCACACTAAGCCTTGGCGTGCTCCATTAAAACCTGATCAAGTAGCAAAACGGTATTCTTACAATGGCCCATGGGCATCAAACATGGAACGTTTAACTCAACAGGCTTTAATGGTTATGGCTATTCCTGGTAAAGATATTCAAGAAATGGTTAGACCACCTCTCCCACAGATTCAATTATTTCCAGATAGATTTGGTTACGGAGATCGTTCTCAACCTGGAATTGATGACATTGTAACTATCGACAGAAAGTATGCAGAACCAAGAGTATCCTGGTTCTCTGGCGGTGTTGCTGGTTATCAAGCAGCCGAACGAAACGCACTAGGGAGTAACTAATGCCAACTATGGTTCCTGATCGTGGCAATGATCCAAAACGTGTTCCTGGTTCTTATATGAGTTTAGTTAATAAAGCACAAGTTTCTAAAGGCGATAATCCAAAATTTAAATGTGAATCTTGTGGTAAAAAAGGCGCTATGGATTATGCTGGTCAAGGACGTGTGTGTAAAACTTGTGCAAATGAAAGAGGATTTTAATGGACGACGGAGATGGAATAATGACAATGGAGTTACAGGCAAAACAAATTGCCGAGAATGTTATGAACTATAACGGTTCAGCACCATGCCCTACTTGTGGCGTAGTAATGAACCCAGTAGAATTTATAGCCAATCGTGGACATTGCATGTCTTGCTTGACTGATAGTAAGTTACGTAAAATTAAGGGGAAAATGGCATAATGTTATTTAATGATCGTAGAAGAACCCGCATTCAGAGTGCTAAAGAGCGCCAAAGGGTACATAATTTAGTTAGGGATACAGGTGCTTATATTTCTTCTCCAAAAGGAGAATATCCAGCATCTCGCAAGGAACAGTACGCTCAATCGACTCAAGCGGTAGAAACCGTTATTGAGGCAAACAGGAAGAAGAAATAATGGCCGTTAACTCATCACGTTCAATGAACAAGTCACTAGATGACGGAGCAACTGATGGTAAGTACCGTAAGGCTCGTCCAGATACAGAAGTAACAATGGATTCAGCCCCTACAGAAGCCAATCGTCAAACATTACATCCATTTTATGGATATGGATTTCAAACATCTGAGTATCCAGCAAAGGTAAACCCAGGTAAGTAATAATGGGAAGCACACAAGCAGAGGGATACGCTGCACACGATAAACAGTTTAAACGCAATGGTAGTGCTGGTCTTCTTGCTCACTTACAAGGTAACCATTATCCACCAGTTCCAGCGTCAATGCTTGGACCATCAAAACGTGCTATTAGTGCTGTAAATAAAGGTAAACATGATTCAAATATTAAACTTCCAGAAGGTATTTTGTATAAAGGTAAAAAGTCTGCACCAGCATCTGCAATTGTTGAAGCACACCACCTACATGCGTGGTTAAACCAAGATCAATTTCAGGATTAAATATGGCAAAAGTAGCAAAAACTAATTTAGCAAAAGCACCAGACTTTATTGCTAGTAGAATTCCTTTTCAAGCAGCAGCGTTATCAGGTGTAGAAGGTACTACTGGCCCTGGCTATATGTCAGATGATGAAACCCGTGAGTATCGTAAATCAAATCCAACATACACTGTTCGTTCTTACGGAACTCCAATTGCATGGCATGGTGATGCTGGATGGCAACATTCAACCTCTAAATATTCAGTAACAACTTCTAAACATCAAAATCTTGTAAAACGTGCACTTAATGATCATTTCCAAAGTGGTCATGACAATGCAAAAAATCCAGACTACGGCCTACCTCTTGGCAAAAAGTAAAAGTGGTGGGGGTCGTAATGACTCTCGTAAATGCGGTAAAGCAAACAAGAAACGCCCAAAGTCAAACGTAAAAAGAGGTAAATCTTGCTGCGGATACTCAATTAAACGCACAGATCGTTTAGACCATAATCAAAATCATCGTAAAATAGCCACAGCAGCCTAAATACGCTAGGCTACACGGACTACTACAAGGAGCAGCATGAGTAACGTACCTATTCTTGGTGAAAAGAAAAAAGACAATGAACCAATGTTTCGTTTATTGTTTTGTCTTGTATGTCAAACTTTAGAAGAGTTACCTCCTTATGAAGGTGCTCCAGAACAAGATTACTTATTGGCTGTTGCTTGTGATAACCATGTATTTCCTTCTGGAGAACCTCATAAAGGTAAATTATTTGTATTACCTTTAAGGGCTTGGGCTAAGTCTGAATCTAAAAAAGAAATTATTCGCCAAATTAAAGGCGGAGGATCTGCTGGTCTTGCAGAAATAGATGATAGTTTTTATGACTCACGTTCTATATTTATGGATGATGCAATGACTTGTTATAAACGTCATAATAAACCTACAGATGGCTGTTCCGATTGGCATACTAGAGACAAAATGTTAGTACCAAAAACTGTCAAAGAACGTAGAGCCGAAGGTATGGAAAAATATGAAGAATCTCCAGGAGCAAAAACATATTTATGTGATTTTTGTCCAGTAGCAGTAGGTGTAGCGCAACGTAAACAAAAATTGATGGGAATAAACTAATGACTGAAAATCAAATTAAAACAGCCTTTACTGTAGGAATTAGACTTGATGGAAGTATCTTTACAGAGTTATTAGAACCAAATGAAGTTATTACTCAAAAAGCAACAACTTTTGATATTTATCAAAGTTGTAAAGAAATTGTGTCTGATATTGACAGTCAATTACTTTCTGAAAGGGTAGCACGTACAGTTTTAGCAAACTTACAACCAAAGGATAGTGCTGCAGAATTAAAGGAAAAACTGTTAAATGCACTAAGTGACAGAGGCATAGATACCCCACAAGCCTAAATAGACATAGACTATGTCTATGAACCGTTCAGATGGCTTAGAAAAATATGTCGGACCCCTACAACTTGAGGTTTCTCCTACATCGTATTTTTCTACTCCTGAACAAGAATTAGATCAACATCTGTTTACTAACACCACATTAAAAGGTTGGGTTAGAAATGGTTTGTTACAAAAACTTTATGATTTTTTAAATGCCGTTTATCTTCATCCTGATCTTTGGACAACTGTTTGGTTGGCTGGTTCAGCCGTTTCTTATCAATGGGCAGCAGATCGTGAACCTGGAGATCTAGATGTATTAATTGGTGTTAATTACATTCAATTTAGAAAAGGTCATCCTGAATACATGGGACTATCTGATGTTGAAATTAGCAAAATGTTAAATGAAGATTTTAGAGAAAATCTTCAACCAGAAATGGAAAACTGGAATGGGTTTGAAGTTACTTTTTATGTAAATCCTGGTGCAACAGATATTAGAACTATTCAACCTTATGCTGCTTACGATTTAACTCACAATGAATGGACTGTATTTCCAAAACATGAAGGAGCACAAACTAATCCAGCATGGGAATCTGCAGCACAAAAAGATCGTTCAATGGCATCTGATATTGTGATGCGCTATTCACAAGCATTAACTGATTTACAAAACTCTAAAAATGATGCTGCTCGTCGTAACGCAGAATTTAGATTACAAAGTGCATTAACTCAGGGGTCTGCTTTGTTTGAAGATATACATCATTCTCGTAAGTATGCTTTTAGTAAAGAAGGTAAAGGCTACAATGATTTTTATAATTATAGGTGGCAGGCTGGTAAAAAATATGGAACAGTTCCTGCTTTAAGAAAAATGTCAGAGTATCTTAAATCATATAAAACACAACAAGCAGAAGAAACTTACGGTATAGATTTACCAGATACTCAAACACTAATAAGAAGAGCGGCAACATACCGAGCAAAGGGATAAATGAATATACTCGTATCACTAGACGGAGTACTTAGTTCGGACACAGGAGAGCCAATCCGAGCAGGAGTAATGCTTTATTATGCTTTAAATTTAAATAATCGAGTGGCTCTTATGACTTCAAGAAAAACCGAAGATGCACAACACTGGCTTCAATCTCACGGAATTATTAATTACGATGACTTAATTGATTACTCTTTTAACCTTGAAGGTGAAGATTTAAAGAAACGTCAATTTGTTATGAGCCGTAGTCGTGCTCCAATTGAAATGTATGTAGATGCGGACCCTGCCATGTGTGCGTGGGTATTTGAAGAACAAGGTATTCCAGCAATTATGTTTATGAATCCAGGATACTTGGCTGTAGAACGTCGTCCTGACGCTCCTAGAAAAGTAAGGACATGGAATCAAATTGAAGAATCAATAAATAGAGTCAATGTTGCTAAGTCAAAAGATGCAGCCAATCCAAAAGAACTAGAGTTCTGGGATGACTAAACTTATATTTTCAGGGACTGAGGTTGGTTCTAATCGCACTCTTTTAGAAGGCATGAAAGTTGAGTCAATGGGACTCAATTATTGGGGTTTACGTAAACGTGGATTACCTAAAACTAAATTATGGCTTATAAGCGAACACTTTACTCCAGAGACTCAAGTGTATGTTGAATCAGGCGCTGCCCAAGCAGACAAGGCTGGTTTATCAAAAGATGAGTTACTTGATTTAGCCGCAGATTACCAAGAGTTTTTAGTTAACAATGCAGATAGAGCCATAGCCTTTCAAGAGTTTGACTCTATAACTTTAGGATTAGATTGGGTAGAAAAACAACGCCCCTTTTTCAGTAACGATCCAAAATTATGGGTAGTGTGGCATCAAGAGTACGGACTACAAGCATTAAAAGAGATGTCTCAGAAGTACGGGAATGTCTTATTACCTCACGCTGAGATTGAGGAAGTAACTAACTTAGCGGCCGTTACCAGGAGTTACTCAAAGGAGTTCGGAACTAAGTACCATGCCCTTGGATGTGCTAAACCAGACAATCTGAGACAGATACCATTTGTCACTGCCAGCACATTGTCATGGCTATCGCCCATGAGAAGAGGCGAAACTATTATCTGGGATGGAACTAAGTTAGTTCGTTATCCAAAAAGAATGAAGGATCAAGCCAGACCTCGTTACAAGGCAATTGTAGAAAAGGCTGGGTTAGACTATTTAGCGTTTGTACAAGATAGTGCGGTGGAATCAACTAAGGTTGCAGTCTGGTCATACAAGCGATTAGAGGAATCAATGGACAAGAAAAGCCCAAACTTTCACATCATAGAAGGTGGTAAAGGGGAGAAATTATCTGATAACAGTGATGAATTGTTAACAGGTCTTATGGGATTTGAGATCCCGTCATCTGATAACAGTGATATAGAAGTGCGGAAAGTTTCTGCCAATGAGGTGGTTCAAAGAGATCCTTCAGAGGTTCAAAATTTACCTGTCTTTGGGTATAAGATGAAGACAATAGTTGAAACTGATGAAGAAGGAAAGGATGTTCTTAAAGATGTTCCAATCATTAATAACCAACACTCGTCACTTCGCCAATGCAATACCTGCTTTGTTGCCTCGAATTGTCCTGCTTTCAAGCCTGATAATAATTGTGCTTTCAACCTTCCTGTTGAAGTAAAGACTAAAGATCAACTAAAGGCTTTACTTAACGCAATCATTGAAATGCAAGGCCAAAGAGTGGCTTTTATGCGTTTTGCAGAAGAAATGAATGGCGGATATGCTGATCCCAATGTATCTCAAGAAATTGATCGTTTGTTTAAATTGGTTGGTAATTTAAAAGAGTTAGAAGAAAATCGAGAGTTTGTTCGTATTACAGCAGAGCGTCAAAGTTCTGGTGGAGTTCTTTCTGCAATCTTTGGAGATAGAGCACAAGCACTTCGAGAACTTCCTGATACTTTGAAAGAAGATACTGTAACAAAAATTATTCAACAATCAATAGAAGAATAGTTATCTGATAACAGCGGGTGGAGAGCAGTGGATCATAGTGGAGACAACTTTACCCTTTTGTCCTTGCTCTAAGTAATAAAAGAAGTTAACACATATGTGATAGGTTAAGACCCGTCACAATACGCATTCCCATCGAGGGGTATTTGCATTCAATTAGAAATGGTAGGGGTCCATGAGTCTTTTCTCTTTTAAGTTAGCCGAAGAATTTGTTACACCATACAGAGCAAAGAAAGCGCCATTTGGTTATCAAGATGCAGCGGGAAATTCTGTAGGAGAAATTACTTTTCTTAGAACCTATTCACGACTTAAGCCAGATGGTACTAAAGAGACATGGGTAGATGTCTGTGAGAGAGTCATTAACGGAATGTACTCCCTACAAAAAGATCATGCTAAAACTAATCGCCTTCCATGGTCAGATGCCAAGGCAGCCTCTTCAGCCAAAGAGGCATTTGATCGTTTATGGAACTTGAAGTGGACACCACCTGGTCGTGGTCTATGGGTAATGGGAACTTCCATTGTTAATTCCCAACGTAACTCCGCAGCCTTACAAAACTGTGCTTTTGTATCTACCGCCTCCATGACTAAGACTGACCCAGCCAAGCCTTTTGCATTTTTGATGGAGGCTAGTATGCTTGGAGTTGGAGTTGGCTTCGACGATAAGGGCGCCGATAAAGACTTCACAATTTATGCACCACAAGAGGGGGAAATATATGTCATTCCAGATACCAGAGAGGGCTGGGTCGAATCAACATCAGTCTTACTTAATGCTTACTTACGCCCAGACTCTAAGGCTCCTGCCTTCGACTATTCGCTTATCCGTAAAGCGGGCGAACCAATTAAAACTTTTGGAGGAACAGCAGCAGGTCCAGAACCGCTCATTAAGTTACATCATTACATTGATGGAATCTTCAAGCAACGTGCTGGTGAGAAACTTACCCGCACTGATATCGCTGATATTGGGAATCTCATTGGGGTTTGTGTTGTATCTGGTAATGTTCGGCGGTCTGCTGAATTACTTATTGGTCGAATTGATGATCCTAATTTCTTAAATTTAAAAAACCCCGAAGCATTTCCAGAGCGTAATTCTTATGATCCAACAAAACCTGGTTGGGCATGGATGTCAAACAACTCTGTATCAGTTAATGTAGGAGATAATCTAGATACAATAATTGATGGTATTGCTCGTAATGGTGAGCCAGGAGTTGTCTGGATGGATATCTCTAGGAAGTATGGCCGATTGGCTGATCCTGAAAACAATAAAGATTGGCGCATTATGGGATACAACCCATGTGCTGAACAATCATTAGAGTCATATGAATGTTGTACCTTAGTTGAAACTTACCTTAATCGTCACGAAGATATAGATGATTTTAAAAGAACTTTGAAGTTTGCTTATCTATATGCAAAGACTGTAACTCTGCTTCCTACTCATTGGGAAGAAACTAACGCAATCATGCAACGTAATCGTCGCATTGGAACTTCTGTATCAGGTGTAGCAAATTTTGCCGATAATAAAGGTCTTCCAACTCTTCGTCAATGGATGGATGAAGGATATAAAGTAATTAAAACTTATGACAATACCTATTCAGAATGGTTAGGTATTCGTGAGTCTATAAAGATGACTACAGTTAAACCAAGTGGAACAGTTAGTATCTTGGCAGGTGAATCACCTGGCGTTCACTGGACTGTTGGTGGCGAATACTTTAATCGTGCTATTCGTTTTGCTAATTCTGATCCAATGCTTCCTTTGTTTAAGTTGGCTAACTATCGAGTAGAACCAGCAAGTGAATCTCCTGATACAACTTCCGTTGTTTTCTTTCCAATTAAATCAAAGGCTAAACGTTCTGAAAAAGATGTAAGTATTTATGAAAAGATGGCACTTGCTGCTACTGCACAAAGATACTGGTCAGACAATTCTGTATCTGTAACTATTTCTTTTGATCCAGAAAAAGAAGCCTCGGCTATTGGTACGGCTTTGCATATGTACGATGGACAACTTAAGACCGTGTCCTTTTTACCTTCTGGTAATGCTACGTATCCTCAGATGCCTTATACCCAAATCACTGCTGAAGAATATGAAACAGAAGGAACTATGAAACTATTTCCCATTGATTTGTCTGGTGTTTACGCTGGCATGGCTGCTGATGCTATTGGTGAGGCTTACTGCACAACTGATGCTTGCGAAGTTAGGCTAATTAAAGACAATCAATAATCTTTTGGTACGGCTTTGCCTTTTGCTTATGCTTTGCTCTGCTTTGCTGTTGCTTTGCAATATGCTGTCTGGTGAATCTTTACTTTATCTTCAATTTTTAATAAAGGTCTAATGTCTCTATTATCTTTAAGGACTACTTTTGTTATGGCTTTTTCACATTCAGGACAGACTAATACCAAACACTCTGTTGTTGTGTGGTCTTTTCTCCAACCTAAATGAATTAATTTATCCCAAAATAATTCTTCGGTATAGGGAATTAAATTTAATTCTTCTTGATAATAATTTTTATATTGGTTTTGCTTATGCTTTATATAACCCTGATTTAAGTCGTCATAGCGATCTACAAACTGTTTTTCATTCATATTCGCCCCTAACTAATTAACTAACTTTTCCTGGCTGCCAGGTAAGTTAGTTCTGAGATAGCCCCACCATTTCTGATGGGGCTTCTCCTATTGCTTTGCTTTACTTTGCTTTTGCTATGGCTTCTGCTATTGCTTTGCTTTTACTACAAGGAACTGTTCCATTAACTGTTCAGTCTTTGGGGTAATTCCATGCCAAGCATTCCAATTTTTACCACCATTACTCATGTAATAAGTAATGGTCGCATT